GCGTCCGTGCACTATCTCATTAAGCGCGACGTCCGCATATTCGTTCTTGCTGCGACTGCATTAGGCGTTCTTTATGTAATGGAAAGATCTGGTATGGTTAAGGAAGGTGTACCAAGAGGCGTTGAATATTATGAGAATATCGGGGATGCGTGTCAGCGCCCATCCCGTGACAACCCAATGGCGAATGTATTGATGGGAGACGACCCAAATCGCAATCAAGCGTGTTCTTATCCAAGTGTTCGCGCCGATGCTGATGCGTTCGTCGTCGGAGAAACACCATTTGGGCCAGCGAGATCCCGTTCCGCGCTTCCTAAATACCAACAAAACGCGTTATCGAGACAGTTCGTGACCGCTCCCGTATCTACGGTCGGGGGAGACCAAACTGGATTCGCGGAGTGGCTTTATGGAAAGAAGGGTGCCCCCATGTGTAAATCCGATGGTAGTGTGTGTAACCCAAATGCACGTGGCACCCAACTCGAAGCTTTCGCGGGTCTTCAGCCAAATGGTGATAGGCGGTAAATAAATCTTTTGTAATAGTAAAATGGCTTACCAATTGCAGCCAGGTCTTAAGTTAGTCCAGAACCCAGCCGTTCCAGTGAACTGTGCGACAGAAGAAGTATTCGTGTATCCCCAGCCCAGTACTCTCAACTATGGTTCGCAAAGACCAAACACTATGTTGTATGGTACGGCGCCATTCATGGCGGGTAAGGGTGCTCCATCAGAATACATCGAAACGAGCGATCAACTCCGACCACAATCGACCTCTCGATTCAACAAAGTTCTCGCGAAAACGTACGAACAAAACTTGTTCCCTCTTCAAAACATGGAGTGTAAATTGCCTCTTAGAACTATTTCATACGAACCATTGAGTACACGTTCCGAAGTACAAAATGGAATGTTTAACCAAAGATACTTAAATAAAAATATCAATAAGAAATAAGAATGGCCGATCCCATATCTGTCGCAGCTATAGCAGGTCTTGTATACGCCGGACGAAAATTGAGTCAGCCACGGACAGAGATGTACTCCCCAGACCGCCAAGCCATGGAATTACCTGTGTCACCAAAAGTCGAGCTTGTGAAGGAACGACCCATTGAAAATTTACAAATCGATAAGGCGGTTGCATCCAATTTCGGCGATATCGCACCTCAAATGCGAACGAGTGGCGCAGAAGTTCTCGAGATGCGAAACCGAATGAATGACTATAACCGAATGAATAACATATCTCCCGTCGAGAAGCGCCTCGTTGGTCCAGGTTTGGGTGTGGACCCATCCGTTCCATCGTATGGTGGTTTCCAACAGTTGTTGCGTGTGAACCCAGAGAATGTCGGTGCCTACAAGCTCACGACACTCCCAGGTAGATCGGGTCCAGCGCAGGACACGAAAGGTGGTCGTCGTGGTATAGTGGGCAAGGTCGCACATAACCGCCCAGAGAAAACAGCGTATCTTCCAGAGCGTCTTCCAATGACACTCGGGCGTTCGCAAGGATTTTCTGGTAGAACTCCACGTGGTGAACACGAACGAACAAAGCGCACGACCAACCGTGCCGAAACTGGTCTCAGAACTGACACACTGAGTGTGGCGCCCGCGAAGAGATTCATTTCCGCGAATACAGTGTCTCAAGACCCAACTAGAAATAAGAAGGATGGGAATATTGAACAATATCAATACAGAAACCAACCACAGCCCGGTATTCACAGTTATGCACACGGATATCTCGAATCACCAGAGGTTTCTATCGGGCAACGTGGGGCGTACACCACGGAAGAACTTCAGAAATATGGTTTCAGGCCAGATGAACGTCGTGGTAAAGCTAACCGCGCTTCGAACCCGGGTCGTATGAATGTTCGAGCGAATGCACTCAACCAAGGTGGTATGCTTACGTCTGCGCGGTCGGACACAACTCGTGTTGATGGTCGCGTGAACCCAATGGGTGCCGGATGGACGCAACAATACACGAACACGTCGTATCACGACCTCAATACATACAAGGGTAACCAAAACCCACAAGCTTCTCAGGCGAGTCTCAGTGTCGCAAAACGTCAACTATTGAATAACCCATACGCACACCATTTGTGCTAAAAACATAAAATTATAGATTAAAACACTCATTAAAATATTGTCCATATATTTTAATGAAGGTCCATACCTTAGACATAGATAGTGGTGATAGAGACCCTATATTGTACCCAGTTCCAGGTGATTACGTGGTACACCTTAAGAACCCTATTTATGACGTGTCTAAGATAACACTCACATCAGCTCGAATTCACAACAGTCAGTTTCTCATACACGAACGAAATAACACGTTTACAATTAACACAGCATCTTATGTTGAAACTATAAGTATACCAAATGGAAACTATAACGGTGATGAACTCGCGAGTAATGTCGTACAGGTATCAGATATAGTCGATACTGCAACATACAATACATATACCAATGATATAGTGTTTTCAAACCTAACAAACGATTTTACGTTCGCCTTTTATGGTGGTATACATGGATACGCGTCTTCAAATACATACACGACACCACACGACGTTCTCGGGTTTTCGTCGAATAATGTACACTCTGCGAATAACACACTCAAGACTGGGAGCATAAATGTTCAAGGTGTCGACTCATTCATACTTAAATTAAGTAGTGGTTCGGACGAGTTTAATCAAAC